AAAGTGATGAATTAAACATAGTTTCTGATAGTATTAGAGCATATACTGCTGCTTCTTGGCAAACATATTTAATCACTCCAGCATAATATGGTATACTTGTGGTTATGAATCAGCCTAAAAAAGAAAAAGTCGGCAAGTCTAAGATGAAGTTAATAGAAAAAGGCTACGACTGGGGCATGTATATTTGGATAAAACCAAATGGAAAAGCGTTTGGTGATGGTCATGGAAATCTTTTAAATATTCCATCAATGCGTGGAGATTTGCAAAAAATGTCTGAGTTAAGACGAGCAGCAGAATATTATGGTTGTGAAGGCGGTCATGCAGAGTTTCATCCAGGTATAAAGAGGGTTAGTGAAATGGAATATACAGAGCAGTTATCTAGAATGCGTGAAGGCTTGATTCCAAATATGAATGATCTTGGTGCTGTTTATGATGCACAACAAACATTAAAGGTACACGGAGAAGAGTAATGGAAGAATATATTGTAGGAGCATCAATTAGTGATGCAATAGAAAAAGCAGATGAGTTTAAGAAGAATGATCCATTCAATAAGTCTTGGGATGAATTAAAGGGTTTGACAAACTTAGATCAAAATTTTAAACGCCGTACTGTAAGAAATCTAAGCAAGGTTGATACAACTCAAAATTATTTAAATAGTGCAAATTCTAGTCCTACAGGAATTGATAATGCTAAATCAAAAGCAATTAATCCAGGCGCTGTTATTAGAAATGGTTATGGACTGTTTGATGTAATTACACCACCATACAATCTTTATGAGTTGGCAAATTATTATGATACATCTTTTGCAAATCACGCTGCCATTGATGCAAAGGTAGAGAATGTTGTTGGTCTTGGTTATGATTTTGTAGTTGGATCAAGAACTATGCTTAAACTTGAAAATGTTGAAGATGAAATTGCTTTGGGTCGTGCTAGAAAGCGTATCGAACGTGCAAAAATTGAAATGCGTGACTGGCTAGAAAGCCTAAATGATGATGATAGTTTTACCAAAACAATGGAAAAAATTTATGTAGACATGCAGGCAACTGGTAATGGCTATATGGAAATTGGTAGAACTGTTGCTGGAGAAATTGGATACGTTGGTCACATTCCATCAACTACAATGCGTGTTCGTAGACTAAGAGATGGATATGTTCAGATTATTGGACCATCAGTTATTTACTTTAGAAATTTTGGAGCAAAGAATCAAAATCCAATTACAACTGATACAAGACCAAACGAGATTATTCATTTCAAGCAATATTCTCCACTAAACACATACTATGGAATTCCAGATATTATTGCAGCGCTTCCATCTTTAATTGGAGATCAACTTGCTGGTCAATATAATATTGATTACTTTGAAAACAAAGCAGTACCAAGATATATTATTACACTAAAGGGTGCAAAACTAAGTGCTGATGCAGAAGACAAAATGTTTAGATTCTTGCAAACAGGTCTAAAGTCACAGTCACATAGAACTTTATTTATTCCACTTCCAGGAGATTCTGATACAAACAAGGTTGAATTTAAGATGGAGCCAATTGAGAATGGAATTCAAGAAGCATCGTTTAATGAATATAGAGTAAGAAATCGTGATGATATTTTGGTTGCACATCAAGTTCCAATTTCAAAACTTGGTGGCTCAGACAGTGGATCTATTGCATCTGCTTTGGCACAAGATCGCACATTTAAAGAGCAAGTAGCACGACCAGCACAACAAGAACTTGAAAAACTTATCAATAAAGTTGTTCGTGAAAAAACAGACATTCTTGAACTTAAGTTTAATGAGTTGACACTAACTGATGAAATTGCACAGTCTCAGATTCTTGAAAGATATGTAAAGACACAAGTTATGATGCCAAACGAGGCTCGTGAAAAGTTAGGTCTTCCACAACATCCAGAAGGTGATACTCCATTTGTAATGTCTCCAAGACAAGCGACAGATGCCAGAGCAAATCTTGCTGGAAATAGACAACGAGATGCAGAAAGAACAAACAACAACTCTGACTCTACATCCACAGTTTCTGGAAGAAATCCACAAGGGGAAGGTAGGTCATCCACATAATATCAACAAAGTAATAAAAATGTTGATATAATGGATGTGATATGAGTATCATTTCTAAATCGCATTGGTCAACAGAGGGTGAGAATGTTCGCCTATCAATGCCATTTGCCAAAGTAGACAAGGAACGCAGAATTGTATCAGGTTTTGCGACTCTTGATAATCTAGACAGACAAAACGACATTGTTCTAACTGAGGCTAGTTTAAAAGCGTTTTCAAAGTTTCGTGGTAATATCCGTGAAATGCATCAACCATCTGCAGTAGGCAAAATGGTTTCATTTAAAGAAGATAAGTACTTTGATCCAGACACAAAGAAGTTTTATTCTGGTGTTTTTGTTTCAGCATATGTTTCAAAAGGCGCACAAAATGCGTGGGAGAAAGTATTGGATGGAACATATACAGGTTTTTCAATCGGCGGAAGAATGAACAAGTGGGACGATGGATATGATGAAAAAGCAGATAAGCCAATTAGAATTATTAAAGAATATGATTTAGTAGAACTATCTTTGGTAGATAATCCAGCAAATCAATTTGCAAGTATTATTTCTATTGAAAAGGTAGATGGTGTAGATGTAGTAAAAGGCGAAATTTTAGATGTTGTTGTAGAAAATGTATTCTGGGATAAAGATTCTGGCTTAGTAATGGTTTCAGAAAATGATTCCGAAGTTAGCCCAACAACTGGAAAGCAAATGAAAAATATAGGTTTTGTTGAGAAGTCAGATAATGACAAGGTTGATATGATAAAGTTCTTAGTTGATAGTGCCAAAGGTATTAGTACAACTGAGATTCAAAAGGAGGTAAGTCCTATGACAGAAGATACAACACAAGTTGAAAAAGCAGAAGTTGTTGAAGATGTTGAGGTCGCTCCAGAGGCAACAGATACCACTGTTACCAAGAGTGCTGACGAAACTGTTGCTGAAACAGCAGTAGAAGATGCAGTCGAAGCAGTTGTTGAAACTGAAGTAGCAAAGTCTGAGGAAGTAGTTGAGTCTGCGGTAGAAACACCAGTAGAAGAAATTGCTAAGTCAGCAGAGGCTGCAGCAGTTGAAGCAGTTGCCGAGATCAAGAATACTCTTGAAAATGCCTTTGGCGATCTAGCAGCAACTATTAAGTCCTTGAATGAGGAAACAATTAAAATGTTCCAAGGTCAAGTTGCTGAACTAAGTAAGTCTATTCAAGCCGTCTCCTCTGAAGTTAAAGGAGTTAAGGATACTTACAATGAGTTTGGAAAGAGAGTAGATGCCGTTGAGCAAGATACTGCTTTCCGCAAGTCTGGCGATCTAGGCGAGATCGTACAGGAACCAGAAATGGTTCAAAAATCCCTATGGGGCGGTCGTTTCCTCGCAACCGACCTATTCAGATAAGGTAAATTCACTAGGAGGTGAACAATATGTCGGAAGAAATTATAAAGAACCAACCAGGTAGCGGTGGTGCATCAGATTCTGGGTTATTTAACGCAGATGGTGGCTTCGCTTCTGGAGGCATTGGTGGAGTTTCCTCACCAGGCGCAGATACTTTGGGTAACATCCCAACTGCTGCTTTTGGTGTTACAACTGGACCAAATGCTGTAAATCCTTCGGGATCTGCTGCTAGTGGAATTCTACGACCTGAACAGGCACGTCAATTTATTGATTATGTCTGGGATGCTACAGTTCTCGCTAAGGATGGACGTAGAGTAACAATGCGAGCCAACACAATGGAACTTGAGAAAGTTAACGTTGGTGAGCGTGTTCTACGTGCTGCTGCACAAGGCGATGGTGCTTACACAAACACTGGAGCCACATTTACAAAGGTAGAACTTACAACCAAGAAGATTCGTCTTGATTGGGAAGTAACTACTGAAGCACTTGAAGACAACGTTGAAGGTGCTGCTCTTGAAGACCATCTTGTTCGCTTGATGACCAATGCATTCGGTAACGACATCGAAGACTTGGCTATCAACGGAGATGGATCAACAGGAAACTTCCTTTCAATCATGGACGGTTTCCACCACATGATTACAACCAATGGAGATGCACATGATGCAGTTCTTCCTGCGGTTACATCTGATAACTGGACAACTCCAGTTATGCAAGGTATCATCAATGCAATGCCACGTAAGTATCGTGCACTTAAGAACAATCTTAAGTTCTACGCTGGTACAGACGTGTTCCAGAGCATTGTTCGCAACAACGGTACACTTGCTGACGCTATTTCTGAGGCTTTCTCAAGCCGTATTGGTAGCACTCAAGCAAATCGTCAAGCATACCTTGATGGTCAAGGACAAACATTCGGCGGTGCCCGTACCACTCGTGTACTCGGCGTTGACGTAATGGAAGTTCCTTACTATCCAGCAGACTATGTCGATTTGACATTCCCTGCAAACCGCATCTGGGGCTTCCAGCGTGACATCACTGTTAATCGTCAGTATCAACCAAAGAAAGATACTATCGAATATACAGTGTTTGTACGTTTTGGTATCCAGATTGAAGAAGAAGATGCAATTGCCTATAAGGACATTGCTGCTTCCTAATCATTAAGGTAATTAAATTGGGCAGGGGATTCGTCCTCTGCCCTTTTTAACAATCTGTTATAATAAGATGTAATTAAAAGGAGCAACAATGCCACCAGTAAAAAAAGCAACAGTATCAAATCCACAAAAAGATGCGATTGATCAAACAGTCATTTATGCTGATAAAAACCTATATTTTGAAGGATATGGTCATATTGACAAAGGGTTTTCTGTAATTAAAAAAGACAATTTAGATATATTTTTACAATCAAAAGCCGTAAGAGAGGTTAGTGCCGTTGAATTAGCAAAATACTACGGCAAGGATAAATGAAACTATTAAGAATTCCTCCATACCCGCTAAGTATTTCTTATGATGTTCCAGCAGCATCTACTGCTTATACTTTGATTATTGAAGAATCAGACACACATGCTGTATTATTAGAAGAACAAATTACATCTACCGCAGGTAAAAAACTTAACTATACA